ATGTTCGCGCAAGCCTTGCCGCGCACGGTTATACTCATGCTGCATTGGCATAAGTAAATTAACGTCACTTGGAGGGTACAAGTGGTCTTTGTGTTCGATCTCATTAAAGACAAGTGAAAACATAGGCCAGAAGCTTTCGACATGCACATCTGGAGCCATTGGTTCACGCAGAAAGTCGTTGTGACCGTCTGCTAAACAGTATTGTACGCCAGTTTTTTTGTCATAGCATTCGTAAATCTGAACCAAGCCTTTAGCCACGCCTTCACCGTTTTGCTCATCATATGAAACCTTTTGATCATAAGGATCGTTACCGCCGGATAGGCGACCTTTCATATCATAGCTTCGATACTGGCTTTTTAAGTCAACATCATAGATTTCTTTGACCTCTTCTGGTGTCAAATACATCTCATGGGCAATCCAGCTGGCCCCAACAAACCCGCGCATCTGGCGACACATAGGATCGATAATAACGCTATTGGCTTCGGGGAAGTCAAAAACAAGACCTTCACGAACCGTAATCATCGGCTGCTCCATTAATGCCCTCATAGAAAGCATTAATTCCTCAACTTGAGGATCGTCTTCTTCAATGTCTCCGTCAGCAGCTTCGGATGAAACCCGACGCAAAAAGTCCAGCTGTGACTGCACATCTGCAATCTTAGCCGATATTTCCGGTGTTCGATCCATTTCGCGCTGATAGTTTACCTTCACAAAGCCAACGCCAGTAGTAACAACACGACGAACAAGCGCTTTCATCTGGCTTTTGAACGTAGGCTGCTGTTCTTTCATGTAGTAGTCGAACAGGTTTTCTAATGTCAAAGCCACGTTGTCCAACATCTTATTGTTGTTCTTGGCGTTTTCAAAATCTTGAACGATCATAGAAGCCTCTGGAGGAACAGGCATACCCATGCTTCCGGCGTCCTGAGAAGCTTGGTAAGCTGCGATAAGGGTCTTTTGGTTCCCATCCCACGCAACATGTTGCATTCGCTTTCTACGCTTTGCTACAGCCTTTGGGTTTTTAGCATAAAGTTGCGCTGTTCTTTGCTGAACGTGACGTTGCAAAATGTTTGCAACATACTCGTTCGAACTCCACTCAGTGTCATCATACCCATTTAAAGTCGCGTCCATATCTTTACGCATCTGCTTGTAGGCTTTGTCGTGAAAACCTTTAGCGCTTTTGATCTTTGACATCCAACCAGAAACAAGAGCCTTGCGCCGCGCTGTAGGCTCTTTCTTTTCTTCGTCGGTCGTTGCTTTCAACATTTCTTCGTGCATTACCAACCTCCGGTTGCGTTATTTAGTCGTTCCATTTTACGTTGTTGGGCTGCGTCATGCTTAACCCAAGCTAACGTACCAACTTGAGGAAGGTTGTCTTTTTTAACAACAGCACCCCCAGGAGTAGCAAGCCTCGACAAACCCATACCTATCCATGCCAGTGTATCAACAAAATCATCGTGACGCGACTGTGGAAACTTTAAAAGTTCATCTACAGCACCTTGCGTCCAATGCGCGCTTTTTGGAAGCTGCACTTTCTTCATAGCCATGCGGCCCAAGATACTTTGTGCGCGCTGAACCTTATTGGCGACAGGAGTAACCTCCTCGATCCGACAATATACACGCTCTTCAGACATTCTCTTACGCAGAAACGGACCAATAGCTTTAGAAATATGGCCTTTCTCTGCCCACCAAATCAATGGCTTGTGCTTTCGCATTAAGTCGAGCATCGCATTCACCACCTTGTCTGCCGGTTGTTTTTGCCACCAACAGTCAATCAAGAATATATCATCGTTTCGATCTACGCCCACAATCAATAAGCAAGTCGCATCGTTTCGGGTCTTATCCACGCCAACAGCGTGATCAGATGCAGCGTAAATTCGCAAATCTTGTGGTAAATCTGCCTTATTATAGAAAACTAAATGCTCTCTGCGAAACAAATCACCGTCTTCTGGAGTTGGCTTGCCTTGGTACAAAGCTGAAAAACCACGCCGGTCTAAACGCCGCTGTGCTACCATAAACTCCATGTCGAAGCGTTCCGGCCAAAGTAATTCACCGGGTTCGCGCCCAAGAGGATCTTCTTCTTCCGCAAGGGCAGGGAGGTTAATGATCTTCCACTTCGCAGCTTCTTCCGGCGTGTAGTGCGGGTTTGTGGGATCAGTAAGGCGACCAACCAGATCATCTTCGTGCCAGCGAGTTTGAACAATAACTATAGAAGCGGAAGCAGTCATTAGGCGCGTCATCAACACTTGTGTAAACCAAGACCAAAGCTGTTCGCGTAATGCCGGGGAATTAGCTTCCATGCTATCCTTGATTGGGTCGTCTAATATGACAAAATCGCCACCTCGGCCTGTGATTGAGCCGCCTCGACCAACAAATACAGACATACCGCCAGAACCCATTTGAATGCGAGACTTAGACGCGCCACCTTTTCGAAATGAGTGATTGGGAAAAACGTGCTTGTACTGTGGACTGCTCATAATAGATCGAACGTCAGCACCAAAGTCTTTTGCAAAGTCTTCATTGTAGGTTGCAAAAATTACGTTTCGATACGGGTCTTTGCCTTGTATCCAAGGAACAAATCTTCGTGATATAAGCTCTGATTTACCATGTCTGGGTGGCATACACACAATTAAACGTGGAATGTGGCCCTTCTCTACCTTTTCAAGAACCTTTGCCAACGCTCGATGATGCTTGGCGTCCTTAAACATCGATAGATCAATGTCATCAGGGTCTTCTGGGTCAGGCATGGTGTATTTTACAAAATCCAAAAAGCTAGTGCGACACTCAATGGCTTTTTTCAATCGCCTCGCAGAAGCAATCTTTTTATCAAGCTCATCAAAGCGTTTAGTCTCACTCATCGACTAATTCCAATGCCTTTTCTAGCGTTTCGGTGTTACGCCTGCTCCAACCTTTTCCATATATTTTATAGTCATCCAATTTTCGATAAAACGCTTCACGCTGGTCATAGTATTTGTGAAGCACATCAATAGGGTCAAAGTCGTAGACCGATGCTACCGTCTTTGGGCCTATGGACCCATCAACTTTTGCCGCAACTGATTTCTGAAGAAGCTTTGCCGCAAGACCGGGACCGGAATTAACTGAACAATCTACAACCGAAATATCGCAGCCAGAAGGAAGATCATCACCCCGCACAACATCCCAGTAATTTTTTTTATACAACGGCTCAACGTCATCTATAGTAAGTAGCCGCATCACATCTTTTGGCGCTGGCTTGCCTGTGTACTCGGCCCAAACCTTGGAAGTGACACCAAGCATTGTAGATCCTTCATTGCCGTGACCATCGCCCCTAGAGTTGCCGCTGTCGCGTTGATCGTCGGTAAAGCCACCCTCATGGGCAATTAACATATCAAAAAATGGTCCCCAATTCTTTTTCATTTTGACACCTTTTTAGTTTTAACTTTGTTTTTAGAACCTTTTGGTCGTCCTCGTTTTGCTGGAGCTTTCTTGCCTGTCAGCGACAACCACAAATTAGATGACAATAACCATTTCATTTTTCTATCCTCACGCTCATGCAAGCAACGGCCATATTGTTATCTGTCACCATGACTTTTGCCTGTTCTTTATAAAGTTCGCACACTGTTCTGCTTTCGAAGCTGTTCAATTGGAACCACTCCAAGGGCATACCCAAAACGAAGTGTATCCAGACCAGTACCCACACTTATTTGCCCACCTTTTTGACCATTTCATTTCTTCAAACCCTTCATTGTACGAATCCCAAAACTTGCGGCTATGGAACAATACATGGCCCATGAAAACCAACTTGGAGCGGCTTGAAGATTGATAAAGCCTTGCTCCATATAAGGCTGTAAACCTGGAACAAAGCTGCCCAGCACTATAAAAATAAAGCATAAAGTCCAAGCTTCGTCTTTCCAAGAGTGCTTACTAGCCTCAATAGCAGACTGCTCCCAAGTTATTTCTCCGGTAGCAATTTTCATCTTAGTCTGAGCTTCAGCTTTCTTGACCGCAGTTTTGCCATCAATCACACTTGTTGCCAGACCAGCGAGGCTACTCACTATGCTTAACATTGCTTTTCCCCATGTTTGTGGACGCAAAAAACACGCCTACGATCCCAGCTACGCTTACAAAATAAATTCCAGCTATAGAACTGAGAGCAGACGTAGCCTCACTCAACCCTATCCAAGACGTTATGATAATACAGAAAGGATAAAGCAGCATGCCT